CTACCAGCAAAGCACCTACCACGGTTACCGGCACAGGAGGCCAAACTCTGCCCGCCGACATAACGGAAAAGATCGGGGTAGGGGCTAGGTCCCCCTCTGGTGCGCTGGCGGCTACATGGCGAATGGGCGAACTGATGGTATCCAAAGAGGGCATAGGCTCTGGCGGTGGTTGGATAACCATGCAAGAGTGGGCGAAGATGGCCGGGGCTGCCGGGTATTCTGAGGAGCAAATCAAGGCTGAGATTGACAAGCTCCGGGCTTCAAAGTTAGCGATAGGCAGCGGCACGGAACAAGAAATTTTGAGAATTGCCAGGGAAGCTGGCACCATCCAGACTACCGCCGCAAGGGATAGTGGGGAAACTACCAGGCAGGCCGCCAGGGACAGCTCTGCTATTACCACCACCGGAGCCCAAAACCATGCTCGGGCAGTGACCACCGCGACGGAATATTACCGGGCCTCTCAGAGCGAAATCATTTCAAGGCAGGTGGCAGCGAACGCCCTAATCAATAGCGAATGGCGAGTTAGCGCCGAAACAATGAATTCCCGGATGACTACCGGGAGCAGTGCTATATTGGAAAGTGCTGCAGCCACTAAGATCAATTTTGATCTTGGGTCCAAGGCTTGGGTTGAGGGTGTCGCAAGCTCAAATTTAAATTGGACTGCTGCCACTAGGGCAAATGCCGCCGTTATGGACACGACCACACAAACATATGCTGCAACTCATTTAACAGCAATGGCCAACTTCCAAGCTACCAATTTGATGGTTAGCAACGAAACACGGGCCGCCTCGACAGTCGCAAACTCAAATATGAGATCTGGAGGGAGCGCCATTTTGGAGAGTGCCAATGCCGCAAAAATGAACTTCGACTTGGGCGGAAAGAACTGGATCAACAGCACCAACCAGGGCGGGGCGATCCATATCAATGCTGCCAATCAGGGGGCAGCAGTCACCATAAACGCTTCGAACCAGAAGGCTTCTATCGAGACATCAACCGCCAACAACAACGCATCAGTGACCACGGCTGCCAGCATGGGGCTGAAAGCCAACGTCGATGGTGCGGGGGAGGGCTTCAAGTCAGCCGTCACAGCTGCCAGCGATGCCGCAAGTAACGCTCTCTACCAGCTTCCCGCGGTGTTCAGTGGCCTCTTTGGGGGCGGTCGGTATAGCTCAGGCGGTGGCGGCGGCAACGTGGGAACTGCGAATTTTAACGATTGTCTCTTTGAAGGCGGGTTCGTGGATGGATGCACGGGCGTGTCCATCCCAGGGCTGAAGTACACGAATCCGGGTGGAGTAACTACTGTTATCAACCCTATGAATTATTTATCGGGCGGGGGAGTATCAAATTACATAAGCGGTGGGTCAAGTGGCCGGTCAGGGGGATACAGTTTGCCCGCTGCCTTCAGAGCGCGGGGCGGGCTGATCGAGAAGCCAGAAGTCGCTCTCATCGGCGAGAAGGGCAGCGAGATGGTTCTGCCTCATGACATCACTCAGACTATCCTCACCCTGACAAACATGGGGCTAGGGAAAGCTGGGGCCAGGTCCGAAGGTGGCGACATCACGGTGAACATCAACCTCGATGGTAGGCAGATCACCCAGGCGGTCATGAGTCGAGCAACCGGCATGATGAAGCAAGCAGGGTTCGGGATCAGATGACCACCTGGGACGAAGTATCCGGCCTGACCTGGGATGAACTGTGCCCGCTATATACCTGGGAGGACCTGGCCGGGAAGAACATATATGCCGTTATCGCCGGGGAGAATGTTGGGAACATCCGGAGAGACAGCCTCTCCATCCAGCACCGAATCGAGGAGCGGTCGGTAGCCAGCTTCCAGATAGTGGATGAAGGAGACGGCTATTATTTTGAGTACGGCCAGGAAGTCCTAATTTACGATTTTGATGGACTCCGCCTATTTGGGGGCCTAATCTCCGAAGCCAAAAAGACGGCCATTAAACCGGACTGGTCAGTTGTCCTCCATGACATATCCTGTACTGACTACCAGGCTCTAGCCGATCGCCGGGTGTTCCTGGAAGCTTACGAGGAGGCCACGGGTGCCGAAATAGTCTATGACATTTTGGCAGTATTGGCGGAGGATGGGGTCCGGGACGGCAATATCCAGCTAGGCGGAGACCTGGAGAACCTGTCCTTCAACAGGGTGATGTGCTCGGAAGCCCTAGACAAGGTAGCTGAACTATGCGGATATACCTGGTTCATAGATGAGTTCAAGAGGCTCTATTTTATTGCTCGAGGTACCTATCCGGCTGCCTGGGATATTGTGGACGGCTCCAAGATTAGGCGCGGCCAACTGGATATCATCAACGGCAACCCCGAGTACAGGAACATCCAGTACGTCCAAGGCGGCCAGGCCCTCACCAGCACTCAGACAGAGAGTTTTGTGGGCGACGGGACGGCCCGAAGCTTCACTCTGAGATATCCACCGGCCAAGCAACCGGTCATCACCCTGAATGGCAATTCCCAGACCATAGGTATCAAGGGAGTTAACACAAGCGGGTTTGATTTCTATTGGTCCAAAGGGGATCTTGTTATAGCTCAGGATAGCGCGGGCACCATCCTTCAGCCAACGGATGTACTCACCATCCAGTACATAGGCACCTATCGGCTCATCGCCAAGGCCTCCCAGTACGCCGAAATAACGAGGCAGAAGATTGCACAGGGCTTTGGATCTGGAAAGATCGAGAACGTCACCAAGGATGCCGCAGTACAGAGCCAGGATTCCGCGATAGCCATGGCTCGGGCGAAGCTCCTCCATTATGCCATCATCGGCACAAAAATCAGGTACGAGACGTTCTACAATGGCTTGGCGGCCGGGGTAATCCAGAACGTGGACTATGCCGCCGCCGGTCTGGTTGATAAGGAGATGCTTATAACATCCATCGATATCGGTTCTGAGAAAAATAAGATAATCTATCGGGTCGAGGCCTGTACCGGCCCGGTGGAGGACTCATGGGAAAAGATTTTCTGCCGCCTGGCAGATGAGACAAAGAGACAATCGGCAGAAAGCCTTGGTGAGGCAGATGTCATCCAGGGGCTAGAGGAGTTCTCAAAGATCTGGTATTCTACTGACCACCCCAACCCGTTCCTTTTGGCGGACAGCTCGAGCACTCCGGCAAGCATAGATTTCCCCTGCCTGGCGGATGCGGACAAGCTCTCCTATTGTGTTCTATATACCGGCGGAGTCGAGTTCTTCCGGAAACCTATCACTTCCCAGACGATAGGAGCCGCCCAGATAGACACCATCTGTCTGATCCTGGCAGAAGAGGCCAATAACGTCCTCATTTCTCATGTCGGACTCTGGGGCGGGGATGCCTGTAGCTCAACGGCAGGAACGGGCATCGAGATGGAGAAACACGAGTTCGTCACGGAAAAGAGCAGTCTTGAAAGTCTGCAACTGAATTTTACTGATACGTACGAGGCCTGAAGAAATGACTATCCCATGTATATACAATCCCTATATCCTGAAACCCGAAGGCTCAGAGCACGTGAGCCTGGCGGTCATAAACAACAATTATGAGGTCATAGAGTCATTATTTACTATCTAATAATACATTAATGTTGTCTCCTACACCTGAAGTAACGCATAGAGTTGACAAACGCAGTACTGCCTCATTTACGTTGTTGGATATCGGGGCCATCAACCATTTCAAAAAAGGTAATGAGGTTTCTATTGGTGCCTCCGATGCCAGCACCGAGGTCAGAGCAGTTTGTGCATATTTATGAGGAAGGTAAAAGATGACTTACGTCCCCACCACTTGGATCGAAACCGGAATGACCACCCAGAACAAGGTAGATGGACTCAACAATATAGAGACCATCTATTCCTCTGCGATTTCGGCAATTGACGCTATCAGCCACAGCGAGCGGTATTATACCAAGGCCGAAGCCGGGGCAAAGTATTTCACAGCAGCCACAGACGGCTCCGGCTCGGGGATGATTGCCGCCACCTTGGATGGGTGGACGGCCCAGCAAATCATCAACTCGGGCACTCCTGCAGGATGCATAGGGCTCTGGCATTCCACAGTTGCGACCATTCCGGCGGGCTGGTATCTATGCAATGGCCTGAATTCGACGCCAGACATGAGAGACCGCTTCCCGGTGGGCGCGGGCGGGAATTATGATCTGGGCGACTTGGGAGGATCAAATAGCGTAACGGTGACATCGGCATCCGTGACCATAGGCGGGCATGCCCTCACGGCGACAGAAATCCCCAAGCACACGCACGGCACCATCCCAGACTGGTGGGGGGCGTTGTCCTCTGGAAAATATCCTGCCGGTGATGGTTCAATTTATTATGCCAAGGGTATAACAATAACGAATGAATATGGAACTACCGCCTCAGTCGGTGGCGGAGAGTCACATACTCATACCGGGAGCTTTGCGGGGACCACAGACAAGGACAAGCGCCCTCCTTTCCGGGCTTTGGCCTTTATCATGAAGGGGGCGGTATAGATGGCGTACACCAAGTATCATGATCCCTGGAGCGACACTGATTTGAGATCCGCTGAGGCCATGAATCACATCGAGGGCCAATGGACGTCCATCAATGCCCTTATTGTAGCACATAACCACGACGATCGTTATCATACGAAGACCCTTGCCGATAGCACCTTCTTCTCAACTTCGTTCTATACAGGGTGCGATGCTGATCTCCTGGACGGAAACCACCTGAGCACTATCGTACAAGAGATCATGCCCATAGGGGCCATCATGGCCTGGTATCAAGGGACCATCCCCACCGGCTGGTATGTCTGTGATGGGGCCGCCCACAATGGCTATACGACTCCTAATTTGGTGGAGAGGTTCATAATAGGTGCCGGGGGAAGCTACAATCCTGGAGATACCGGAGGCCCAGGAAGCTGGAACGGGACCATTACCCCAACCGCCTCCGTAACTATTGGCGATCATACTCTGACCACCGATGAGCTGCCCGTCCATGCGCATGGATATACGGAAAAGAGGAATTCGCTTGCCTTGATGTCGTCCGGGGCGGGATCATGCCCAGATTTTGCGACTCAAGAAGACTCAGCCGTGTTGGAACAATCTACTGGAAATGATTCGCATAATCATACCTCGGGATCGAGCATCACATTTAATGCATTCGATTCCCGGCCTGCCTATTATGCCGTCTATTTCATCATGAAGTGTAAATGAGGCGATCGAAATGGCTTATACTCCTAATCCTACGTGGGCAAGTGACACTGCCCTGGCTTCTGCGAAGTTCGATAACCTTGAGACTCAGTACGATGAGGCCTACTCTTATCTGTCCACCCATAACCACGACAGCTCATACTACACCAGCACCTACATGCTCTCCACGTTCTGGCATGCCGGGAACGATGGCTCTGGCTCGGGGCTGGATGCAGATCTCCTCTACTATTCAGGTGGGAACCTGCACTATTCAGACTTCGCAGGCCTGGGGGTCGAGGCCGGCCTGATCATTTGGTGGTATGGGGCCATAGCCAATATCCCGGCTGGATGGGTGCTATGTGATGGAAATAATGGGACTCCAGACATGCGGGGCAAGTTCTCTTATGGGGCAGGGGGGACGGCAAACCCTGGAGCGACTGGCGGATCATCGACCTTCACAGCGACCGGAACGCTGACAGTAGGAGCCCATTCGGTGACTATCGCCGAGATGGCCGCGCACACCCATGATTTTCTGGATAAATATATGAACGGGGTATCATTCTATGGTTATCCCACGACATATCAACATATTGTCCGATCTGTTTATACGCATAACGGGACCACACCCAATGCCGGATCAGGCGCCGGTCACGGCCACAGTGCCGCAGAAGGAACAAAGATAACCGGGAACGCCGTGGCCAGCCTGCCTAACTACTACGCCCTGGCCTACATCATGAAGACCTGAAAAAAAAGAATCACTTGCTCCTCTCAGAGAGGAGCTGGAGAAGCTGGATTTGACGGTTGATGCTATCCAGCTTCATACCTGCTATTTTGTATTCGTGCTGGGCCTTCCTGGACGCTTTCTCCGCCTGGTGGAGGGCGGTGAGCTGGTCTCGGGTGGCTCGCTGAGCTTTCTGCTGCTGCCTGCCGGGGTCCGTGATCCCATCGGCTACAGCCTCATTGATTGCCGCTAGGTATGCCGTCTCCCTGGCTATGGCAGCCTCTATCCGGGCCTCTTCGGCCAGGAAGAGCG